CTTCAATGCTTTCTGAAATTAGTTTCATTCTTCTTCCTCTTCGGTATTTGGTGCGAACCAACTTTGTGCCATTTCAACTCGCTTATCATTAATTGCTTCTATACTACGACTTTGCATGGCATTATTGATAGTTTCTAATGCCGATACTTTATCATCATGATATAGAGCATTTACAATATCGTATGCATAATCAGACATAATATTCTCCTATAATAAACTATTTATTAAAATCCACCACGTTTGTAATCTTTTTCATCTGGACCAGGTGGAATCTGCTGTGCTCCTGCTTGCATTCCATTACCAGCAGGTGGCATTCCACCACCCATAGGAGCACCCATTCCACCTCCCATCATCATTGCGGGATCATTCATTAATGCTGGATCTGGAATAATTCCATCTGCAATTTCTTGCTCCATTTGTTGATTAATTTCCTCAATTTCTGTTTCAGTTTGCTTTAAAATTTGACGACGAATATAATCAACAGAGAAATACTTACCAACATACATATCCATTTGTGCAACAAGTCCAAGTCTTTCGTTGAGCATTTCATTCTCTTTTAATTCAGAGAAATGATTATCAGCAACATAACTAAATTGGATATGCTCCTTCATTTGATCCCAATCTTCTGGGGTGCAGACACCCTTTAAGATACACTGAGTTTTAAGTAGATCTAAAAATAGATCACTAAATCTTTTGCGGAGACGGGTGATGAATTTTTGAAACTTAATTTCATCACGATTAATCTCAGCGGATCTACCAATGTTAAATGTGTTTTCTGATTCTAAACGAGACTCTGGTACATTTAATGATCTGTAGAGTTTTCTTTGGAAGTACTTGACATCTTCCAGTTCTCCCAGATTTTGACCACCAGGGAGAGTAGTAATTTCCGTTCCTCTACCACCCTCACGACGAGGAAGCCAAAAGTCCTCAAGCATCGACATAAATTTGCGATCATCTTTGATCTCTCCAGTTGAAGCATCATATACAAGTTTATTTCTATAGCGAGACATGACTTCACGAAGATACTGTTCTGCCTTTTGCTTAGGTAGATTGCCCACATCGATGTAGAAGATTCTGCGCTCAGGAGCACGAGACAATCTATAGATAACAAGACTGTCTTCAATCATGCGGAGTTGATTGAGTGACTTGATTGCTTTATGCAAATGTGATAGAACCATGTTACGGTTCATATCTAGAAGACCAGAGTGTGCATAACAAATAGCATCAGGAGCAACTTTGATACCAGAAGTGTCATACCCACGCAAACCTTTTTGGTTGTAGACATAGTACTCAACCGATTTGCGAGTAATTGCTTCATCCGAGATACTACCAGGAATTGCTCTCTCTTTTGGTTCTTCATACTCGACTACTTTACGGATCTTTCTTGGATCAATATATCTTAACTCTAATAATCCAGCAGAAGGATCTTTTAAATCGATAACTTTGTGGTAAAACAATCTTCCATCGATATACCAACGACGGAAAATATCATATGATTTCTTATCAAAATCTAATAACTCTAAAATATTATGAAATTCTTCTCTAATTCTTTTCTTTAATGAATCCGATACTCTAAGGTTGGATAGTTCCACTTCTACTGGCACATCATCCATACCACCATTGATTGCTTCATTAACAATATCATCAATTGCCGAATCGCATTCTGGATGGAGAGTCATATCACGGTAACGCATAATGAGTTCCCACTCATTCTTCACATACCCATCAATGTCCACATATTGACCAAAATAGCCACCTCCAACAATAGGGGTGGCTGCATCATCTGAATATGGTTGAACAAAGGAGGTCCCTTGTGGACCTCTCTTTGCCCTTTCCAAACTATATCCAAATAGACGAGATTGCTGCTGCGTCATAATCTAGAGGTGCTCCAGTACTTCTACTGGATTATTTATCCTACTTCTGATCTAGGGATTCTGCTTCACCTTCAGCTTTCTGGGTCCAGTATTGAACTTGGAACTCAACAGTGTACTCTTCGATCGAATCGTTTGATTCCCATGCAAGGTCAATTGCACTTACATTAGTTGGGAATACACCTTGGAATTCATAAGAACGAAGAACATCACCTTGTCTACCAAGTTGTCTTACGGTTGCTGAAGTTTGATAGTCACTGATTTTGGTGTAGTCTGAATAGTTCTCGTTCTGATATTGAATCTTAGAGATCCAAAGTTCAAAGTATGAACGAAGTTGGAACTTCGCATCATTCATAACAGTAACAGTCCAAGGTTCAAAAGTACGATCTCCAGCGATCTTTAGTGTACGACCACGGAAAGGAACCTCGATAACACCAACAGTTGATGCTGGGAGGTTCGCTGCCTTAACAAGAACTAGTGACTTCTTCTTAAGATCGCTAGTTGCCGATCCACCTGTTGAAGTTCCAGTTAGAGAAGAAGGGAAGTTCAACTCCACCTGGAACAGATTAGGACGAGCAAAATCCGAATCGACATATGATCTAAATGTATCAATGCTTGCTCTTGACTTACTTGCCATTTTGAATCGTCTCCTTTATCGTTAGTATTTATTTAAATCAAGATACAATTTCAGCAAATGCAGTACCAGTTCTGGTAGCAACAAATGTGAGGGTGATGAAGTTGATAGAACGGGTTGGCTTCACGTAGATTTCTGCGTAGAATTCACCACGATCAATTGCTTCTGGTGGGTTGTTTGTTCCGTCACAAACAACTAAGAAGTCAACAATACCTCTACGTCCCTGAACTTGTCTGAGATATGGTTCAATAATATTCTTGAACGATGAACGAGTAATCTCATCATTTAGTTCAAAGAGTTGCTGTTTTGCAGCATCTGAAATTGTTCTTTCAATTGCAAGGAAGAGACGACGGACATTGATTCTATCAAATGCCGACTGATAACCTAGAGCAGTCTTATCTCCAAAGAGGACAATGCCTTGACCTGGGAAATTAACGATTGGGTTAATGCGGTTGGCATAGAGTTTATCTCTTTGATCCTTCAGTGGAGAGAATGCAACTTTAATAGCATTCTTGAGGTTACCTCTGTTTAAACCTGCTGGTGAATACCAAGGTTCTTGATTTACAGTTGTCTGTAGGCATAGACCTGCAACATCAGCGTTACATGGAATGTAACGGTAAGTATCATTGTACTTATCATAGATGTACTTGTAGTTGCTATCAAATACAGCATATGATGAAGATGCAAGTAAACTATAGAATACAATTTGACGATCAACAATAACATTAGGATCTACCTGCCCAATTACATCTCCTCTAATTGGTGAGATGAATGCGATACAATCTTTACGAGTGTTTGCAATATCAATTAGTTTCTGTGCTTTAGCAACGCTATCTTGGAAGGAACCAAATGATGGACCCATGAGTAGGTAATCTACCTTAACTGTCTCTTGGTCAGCTACAAGATCATATGCAGATAGGATTTGATCTCTAGAGATTGAATAACCATCAGAACCACCAGAGAATACATACTGAATGGTAGCATTATTTTTGGTTCCAATAAGTGACTCACCTAAAGTATTAGTGAATGATACTGATGATTTCAATAGGTCAAATGATCTGTTAATACCACTTTGACCAATAGCACCACTAGCGTTATCATTAACATCAAAGATTTCATTCTGTTCATGTGAACCCCAGTATAGATACTGTGAATTTGCTTTGATGACATCTTTGTAGTAGTTGTTCTCACCTTGTGGACCCTTAGCATTGCTTGCTTTGGAAACAAAGAGGAACTTCTCTAAAAGTGAACCTGGTGAACCAGTGATCTTACCGTCAGCATCTAAAACAAGAATGTGCATTTCATCATTCTTTCCACCTCTTTCTGAGATGAACTGTGATGTACCAGGACGTGGAGCAACATTGATCCATCTCTGTCCATCACCATACTCACGATCTTCATACTCATCTCTTACTGCCTGAATAGTTACATTTCTTGATGCATCATCAACTACGGTTTGATTTGCTTGGAATTTTGCAACTGAAGTTAAGTGAGCATAAAGTTTTCTCTCAACAACTTCAATAGTCCCATCACCATCAGGTCCATCTAAAGTTTGTCCTGGTTGGAAATATGTTGTTCCACCTAAATTTGTAAGTTCTACAAGTCTACGACCTGGATCATATGAAACAACAGTTCCAGTTACTGTTCCAGATTGTGCTGTAACTGCATCACCAACTTCAAATGTACCACTTAGGTTAGTAGATGATAGTCTAATTAATACTGAGTAATGATAAACTTTACCAGTAACACCAGCTCCAGCAAAAGCAATTGGATTAGAAGTTGGGAAGTCCCACTCTACACCACTTGATGGTGCAGATAGACTTAGTACCTGATCAGCACCTGCATCAGTCATTACAATTTTAACTGAATTACCATAAGAACCTGGAGTACGAATAGCCCAGCTCCATGGATTTGATGCTGACTCTACGGTAGTTTCATAGAAACTTAGATTCTTAATTAGTGGTGGTGTGACACCAGTAGTAGTAGTCTCATTGAGATTAGTTGTATCTACCGAAACGATAACCTTAGTTACTGCAGTAGCATCTGCATGAGATACCGCAGAAGTTCCAAGTTGTCCTCTTAGTACTGTTAGATTGTCACCAGAAATTGCTGTTACTTGAAGGATTTCGTTCTCAATAATAATATATCCATTAACTGCAATACTCAAAGATGCTGCGTTATCAACAGTTAAAGTGGTATCGGATGAGCTAAAAGTAGCACCTTCATCGATTGTGGTTGCGTTTGCACCCTGTGGTTCGATGAGTGTTACTGGTCTTCCTGCTGAGTGTGATACGGCAGCGGTTGCTAGTTGTCCTCTTAGAACAGTTACATCGTTACCACTAACTGCAGTAACCTTAACAATTTCATCATCAATTTTAAGATAATCATTAACTGAAAAATTAAGTGAAGATACTACAGTGATAGTGGTATCGTTAGCAGTTAGATTCGCTACTGTTACTTGTGCCTTATCAATAGCATTTTTAAGTGAAGCATTGGTGGTACGAATGACTTTTAGTGAACCACCATATAATAGAAACTGTGATGCTGAAAACCAAAATTCATAGTTATCATCGTTTGGCTTACCAAAAACAGAAAGAAGTTGTCTCTCAGAAGTAATGTCTACAACTTCTTCAACGGGACCCTTTTCAAAAGCACCAGCGATTACTCCAACATTATCAACAACTGTATTAGCAACTGTAGTAAGGTCTCTTTCGACAACCACTACTCCAGGTGATAGCTGAGTAGATGCCATGTGTTATTCTCCTTAGAATATCATTTAGATTCTACCAATATTTATAAATTACAAAGTTTCAAATGGGGAAACACTGCGTGAACAATCTACCAGTCTGGATATTCCCATTTATCAAAAACTTTAGATGTCATTCTACTGACAACCACTCTTTTAATAGTACATTCTTTACACTCGTAAGAATATGCTGAAGGAAAAGGACCACGATCTTTGTGAGTCAGGTAAAAGTCATCTAATAAGTTTTTAACCTTACGACAAGACCTACATTTTCTCTCAGTGAATAGAATATGTTCTAACTCAAGAGACTCATCGATTTCTCTTTCCATCATCTAAATTCCCACATAAATGCCCTATCTCCATATTCATCCACATGCCATCTATCACCATTATCATCTACAAAACTTTCTTGATCATCTAATCCATCTGATATAAATCCAAATGGTGACATATCTGCTTCAATTGCTTCCCTTTGATCATCATAAATTCTTTGACGAACATCATTGTCATGCAGTTCTTTAAAATATGGTTGCATTGCTAACCAAGCAAAGATAACCAATGACATTGCTAAGTCATCATTACAACCTTCCTCAGCTTGGAAACTATTTTGCTTTTGAATAAATGTTGTAAGTTCACTGATAGTATCGTAGTCTTTAACTAAAAGTTTATCTTCCTCAATTAGTGCTTTTAAGTTTGAACATCCAACTTTTTTAACTGCTTGAGTCATTCGGACTCCCAATGATGCTTTCTTCCCAGAGAATCCTGTTCCAACAATCTGCCCAGCACGACCTCTCATGGAACACATAAGAAGGTTGTCATATTCCAAATCATATTGTAAAATGTCAGCAACTTGAGCACCAATATCATTAACTTCAATTAAAATATAAGATCTATTGTATGCTTTTGCAACTTGGTGAATAATATTGGGAAGTACGATGGGTTTAATATCATTATCTTTAAATTTTGCAACAAGACGATATGGAATTGTTGTAGTATCAAATACGGTAAATGCTGAATAGTCTTGATTGGTTCCCCTTGAAACATCAACTGTCATTACATACTGGTGATCCTCTACGGGATCTTCATATACATCTAACTTTCCATTCTGCTTAATAGGATCTTCATATACAAGTGACCTAAGCTTTGCTGGATTGATTAGAGTATCAACAGATCCTAAGAATTCACATTCAAACTCCTGAGTAAATTGTCTCTGAGATGTATTAGCAATTGTCTCTTCTTTCCACTTGGCATCTCTTCCAGGAACTTGAGACCAGTGTACTTCAAGAGGGATATAACTGTTCTTCTTACGTTCAGCATCATGCCAAAGTTTATAGAACATGTTCATCCCGTTTGGAGTAGAGATGATAATAACTTTGGTTGTCTTACCAGACGAAATAGTAGGATACACAGAGGAGAAGAACTGCTCTGCGATGTTATTTGGAATGAACGCAAATTCGTCCAGGAAAATGATGTTGAAAGAGTTTCCTCGAACTGCAGATGATGACGTAGATGCAGCGATAATCTTGGAACCATTCTCTAATTCTAGAGATCCCTTATTCCAAGACACAATACCGTGTTGCATCCACTTAGGAAGATTCTCATAAGACAACTGCAAACGAGACAGAAGTTCTCTAGATGTTTCTGCCTTGTTTGCTAGAATAGCGATCTTAACGTTATCATTGAATAGTGCATAGTGCATCAGATAGGAAACGCAAGTCGTTGATTTACCAGTCTGACGAGGAAGCTTTGCAATATTGAATCTATTATTGTGAAAATTCTTAATTAGTTCTTCTTGAAAATCCCACATCTCAAATGGAACAAGACCCTCATCCAGAGAAACAATTTTTACATATTCCCTAGCAAAATAAATTGGATCTTCTGAGCATTTAATAAACTCTTGAATTTGTTCTTGAGTAAATTCAACTGCTACGTTTGCTTTCTTTAGATTAGGATTACCTAAATAAATTTCATGAGATTCCATGCACTATATCAAATTTGTTCATTCACTTTATTTAGATCTTTTTCAATTTCCTGCATACCTTTAAGACGATCTTCCCAAGTTGTTCCACTGGTAGATCCCTTGCAAGGATTAATACAAGTATCGTCTCCATACTTATTGCAGACTAATCCTGCAAGATCATGCGGATCACCTTCTTTACCAGTTGCCCAGTAATGCTGACCATTGATCCACTGTGCCCCGCATTTGGGACATTGTTTGGTATCCATAAGACTTACCTTGAGACGGTAATGTTATTATATAGGTGTACTTGCAATTTGTCAGCTACCTATGTTACAATTTTGCGTTTGGAATCCAACACAGAGAAATCTTTCTTCTTAGTTCCTCCATCATATTCCCAAGCATAACCTTCAGTGATCATCTGATTATTCAAGGAAGTTGCTTCACCATTAATAAATAAGTGACCAATGATACGACCATACTTCTCTGTGCTGTCTGGAAGTTCGGTCTTGATAATAATATCTTTTGCACCTTCTAATCTGTGCTTGAGCCATTCTTTTGATTCAAGTCCGTATTTCTTTTCGTTTGTATCTGCTGTGCGACTTTCAGGAGTATCAACACCAGCCAACCTAATACGTTTAGTGAGGCTGATGTCAAAACCCAGGTCAATATCAGCATCAATAGTATCTCCATCTACAACCTTGTGGATTGATCGAATACGATATATGTATGGGTCTTTATTATCCATTATCTTCCCTCCTGTTTATGAATCCATGTTTTTAAATCATGTAAATATCGTCTCAAAATCCATGCTTGCTTTTCATGCCAATAGTCACCCGTTTCCATATATAAACGAGTATGATTATCTATGGCTTTAAGTATTTGATGAATTGGTGCATTCCAACACTCTCTCTTTGGAGTGTTCCACTCTCGTGGCATAATACCTCACTTCTTTTTTCCACCGTTCTTTGCTTTCTTTGCCGTAGCGTTTCCCTGATTCTGTTTGGAGTTCTTTTGACCTCCAGCAGTACCTTTCTTTCCTTTGTTGGGTGACTTAGCCATTAGCAGTTCCACGCACGTAACGACTTATTTATGCGTGAATTTGGGTCATTCGCAGTTTTCTTGCTAGTACGTTTCTCTTTCATCCCCTTCATTCTTGCACAGAAAGAATCTTTACGGGGACCACCTTCAGGTTGAGGTGCTTTTAAGTCTGAACCAGGATTCTCTTCCTCATATGATTTGCGACCCTTCTCGTTTAATCCACCATTCTTATTCTTACCTTCAGAACGTTGCCATGCAGGAGACTTTGCTTCTTTGATGAAATCTCCAAATGACTTCATATCTGTAGATTCTTCATGATTACTTCTGAGGTACATCGCAGCAGCATTTAGATTATGAACTGCAAGTGCTAGTTTTGCCTGAACCCAACCAGGAAGCTGATAGTCTGGGGACTTGATTGTTTCACGAAGCATCTTAATGTAGAGTTCAATCTCATCTAATTGTCCGAGTGCCATCGCACCTTCATCATCCTTCTCAGTACCATTATTGATAGCAATATGGTTCTCTTTAATGGAATCTTTCTTCTTCCATTCTTTTTTGAGTTGCTTTTCCATGCCTAGTAAGTGCTTGTAGTAATCGGGAAATTCTGCAATATGTTGAAGAGCAATACCGTATGCCT